GTGGTGTTGACCCAGATGAAATACATAAATGTGAATTATATATCACTACAGCAGGAACTCAACAACAGTTTTCTTATGAAAAAATGTCAGAAGTTTATCAAGATATGCTAAATGGAAAATCTGCATTCTGTATAGGCAACTCATATGAATTGCCATGTATGTACGGTCAATTGGACATTGATTTTATTGAAGAATTAAGAGAATCACCGACATATTCCATATTAGACTTTATGCGTGAGTATCAAAGTATATGGACTGGATCAAGTTCAGATTCGCTAGTTTCTGATGAAAAATTACAAAAATGTAGAACTGTCCCAATTGCAGAATGGGAACATTGTGGAGACGCTAATGTAATTTATTGTTTGGCGTATGATGTTAGTAGAAATGAAGGAGATGAAAATGCTCTCTCTTGTTTATCTGTAATAAAATTAACTCCAAAAAACAGTGGTAATTATGCTAAAGAGGTTGTTAATTTATTTTCTATGGAAGGTCAACATGATACTTGGCAAGCAAAATTCTTAAAACAAAAAGTTAAAGAATATAAGGCAAGAATTTTAATTGTGGATGCGAATGGAATTGGCTCTGGAGTTTGCGATCAATTGGTATTAGATTTAGATGATGGAAACCCTCCATATAAGGTAGTAAATGATGAAAAAGGAACATGGAAAAAATATGAATTAGAAAATGGAATACCGATGGTTTTTGCATTGAAGTCACAAAATAAAGACACTAGAAATAGTGATATGATAAATAATTTTATGCAGATTTTTAATAAATTAGATATTGGATTATTAAAAACACCTCATGAGGGGATAAAAGATTTAGAGAAAAAACTAAAGCATAAAATTAAAGATAGTGATGAATTAGCTAATTTACAAATTCCATATATATTAACTGATAATTTATGCGAAGAAATTATGAATCTAAAATATAAACAAAACGGGAATGAAACAAAAATTGAACGAATATCAAGGAGAATACAAAAAGATAAATTCTCTTCACTTTTGTACGGTCTCTGGTGGGTTTATTTAGAAGAGAAGAAAAATAAGATTAAAAAACGTCCAACAAACATCTCCCCCTCATCATACTTCGCAATAGCAAATAAATCAAGCAGAGCAAGACGATAAATAAAATAAAATAATAATAATTCATACCCCAAAAAACACAAAGAAAGGAGGTTATTCCTTGCCAGACCAAAACAATCAAAACAAACCCCTCTCCCCTAATCTATTCGCATTAAAAGAATCATGGGAACCATCAAAATCTAAAAATTTCTCCTTATCTCGTATTGCTTCATTTTTCTCCAATAAAAGAAATACAAAAAACAGCAAAACCATTACAATAGATAAAATAAAATTATGGTTAAATAATCCAAATAAATATCAAACAGAAATTCTAGATTTATCTGATTTACTATACGCTCCTGAAGGAATTTATAAAACATTGGTGAATCTAACATCAAATATGGCAACTTTGGATAATTATCTTCAGCCAACAAAATCAACAATGAGAAAATTAAATTTAGAGTTAAAAGCAAAAACTAAATTCGATGAATTAGGCAATCCAATAGATCAAGATGCATTTGACAAAATTCTAAACAATTTTGAAAATGAATTTGATACAGTTAGAGATCATATAGAAAATATTGATATAAAGAAAACTGGACGAAGAATTATTGAAAGTATAGTTAGATATGGAGCATACTGTGGATTCGAGAAAAATGATGGAAATTTTCCTTATTTATGGGATTTACCAATAAAGTATGTAAGATTATATTCAATTCTTGGTGGACAATATAAGGTTGAATTCAATTTCAAATATTTTGATGATTTATCAAGAGATAATGAATTGTCTGAATTTGCATGGGGAGTATATCCTGCTGAATTTAAGGTGTTATATGATAGATATAAAAAGAATCCAGATAAATTACGATATCCAGAATGGCAACCATTACCTAGTGAAAAAGTATGCTGTATTAAATTAGGTGGAGATAATGACACATTCTTTTTGCCTTTGTATAGTCAATTGTTTACTGAGTTGTTTTTATTGAATGATTTGATTGATGAGGAGATTGAGAGTTCTAGGGATGAGAAGGTTAAGATGGTTGGAATTGAATTTCCGAATGACAAAGAGACTGGTATCCCCTTAATAGAACCAGAAAGAGTTTCTGAGTGGGTTTCAGTTGTTGCAAACGGACTACCAGAAAATGTATGTGTTGTAGGATGTCCCTATCCACTCAAAGAGATCCCTTTTAAAAGTTCACAAAATCAAAAAACAGAATTGATTGATTTTGCTAAGAATATGGCATACATGCAAGGTGGAGCTAATCCTCTAGTGTTAGGTGGTAGTTCTACAAACTCATCTGTTGGTGTAACTCAAAATCTAATATATATCCAATCTTTAGTTTTTGTAGTGCTTGACAAGATTCAAAGTTGGTTCAACTATAGGATTAGTAATGTTAATCTTAGAAAAAAATATACTTTCAAATTAAATATATGGAAAATAACTTACTTTAATCAGCAAGAAATTTTTGACAAACAATATAAATTAACTTCAATTGGAGGATCACTTAATGTAATTAGTAGTATAGCTGGACATAATAGCGATGACTATAATGCCACATTAGAGTATGAGAATTTAGTTAAATCTAAGGATACATGGAAACCTCCTTTAAATATGAATCAGGCAAATTCAGATGCTACAAATGGAAGACCAACAACTTCTACTCCTTCCGACGCAACCATCATAGGGCAGGATAAGGAAAGTAATATTAGATAAGTGGTTATAATTTAATTTAAAGGGAGTGTTTTAATTTGAAACCTTTTTATTGCTATAGTAATAGACTTAAAAAGGAATTAATAGATATCGGTGAAAGATACATAGTACGAACATTAAATGAAAATACGAACAAATATTGTTGGGTATTTCTTAGAACTGAAAAGTTACTTGAATACCTTACGCAAAGAAAACAAGGATTAGTGTAAATACTAGTCCTTTTTAATTTAAATAAATTGATTTGGAGAGTGATAATATTGAGTAAGAAAACAGATTATTATGTAGTAAAACAAGAAGTAAACGAATTAGGATATGAATTAGTTAGTGAAGAATATATTGAAGCACATAAGAAATTAATTATAAAGGATAAATATAATTATCTATATTCGATAAGTTATACAAATTTACATTCAGGTAGAATACCACACATAGTACATAAAAACAATCCACATTCCATACATAATATTAAAATATTTTTAAAGATTAATAACTATGATTTTTCTTTGTTGTCTGAAAAATATGAAGGAGAAGACATCCCTCTGATTTTATTAGATAGTGAAGGATATTATTATTCACAGACTTGGCGTACATTATTAAAACTAACTCGACAATTATTTGTAAGTGGAAATAATATATATTCAACACAAAATATTCAATTATTTTTAGAAAAAAATAATGTTGAATTAAAAGTGATTAATCAATATAAAAGTAACAAGGATAAATTAATTTTGTGTGATAATGATGGATATCTATATACTTCATTATGGGGCAATTTACAAAAATTATGGATACCTGATTTTGTAAATTTCAGTAATGAATATTCAATTCAAAATATTCATCTTTGGTGTAAATTAAATAATAAATCATATAAATTGTTGAGTAAAGAATATAAGAATAATAGTAAATTATTATTGTGGAAATGTCTTGAAAAGGATTGCCAAGAGGAATTTAAAATGTGTTGGAACAATATTTTACAAGGTCAAAAGTGTGGATATTGTACGGGAAAGCAAGTAGGATTATCTAATTGTTTAGCAATAAAATATCCAATTGTAACATTGGAATGGCATCCGACTAAGAATGGTGATTTAACTCCTTATGATGTAACTTGGGGAAGTGGTAAATATGCTTGGTGGCAATGTGGGGAATGTAGTCATGAATGGGAAGCTACTATAAGTAGTAGGACTTCTAGCAATAGTGGTTGCCCAGAATGCAACGAATTTCATGGAGAAAAGAAGTGTAGGAAATTTTATAAATCTAATAACTTTACCGAATTATCTAATAAAGATTATAATAAATTATCTGATACAGATAAATATAATAATACATATTTTATACCTCAAAAAACATTCAGTAATTTACGTGGTGTCGGTAATGGTCTATTATCATATGATTCTTATCTTCCTAAATATAATTTATTAGTAGAGTATCAAGGTGAACAACATGAAAGACCTGTAGATTTCAATGGTAAAGGAATGAAAAAAGCACAAGAAAAATTTGAAAAACAACTTGAGCACGACAGACGGAAAAAAGAATATGCTCTATCCAACAATTATAACTTTCTAGAAATTTGGTATTGTGACTATGATAACATAGAAGAAATAATTGCTAAAAAAATATCAGAAATATTACAACAAGTATCATAACAACAATAAATCTAAACAAAAAGTAGGTGATAATCATAATATCATTCATATACTGTTTTGACGAACAAGAAAAACTAAAACTTCAATCACAACAATTAAAACTTTTTCAAGAAACTAACATTGACAATAAAAAATGTTGGGTTTTTGCTATTGATAACAACAATAAATTTAACTTTAATCAAATAGATAAAAGTAAATGCGTTGTTAGTAATAGAATAATGTTTTAGTTTATTAAATAGAAAGGTGGTGAAAAATATTGAATAAGCATCCTAGCCTAAAAGTAAAATTCAACAATGATTTTACACAACTTAATAATTCCGAGTTTGTTGAAGGTACTGCTTTGATTGCATATCAAGGTGATAATAGAAATTCATCAGATATTATAGAATTAGCGTTTACTAATGCAATGCCAAGTTTATCTCTAATTCCTATAGTTGGAAATTGGTTGCCTGAAAAACAAAATTTTGGTGGACATGATATTGCAATTGAATGGCAAGGAAATACTTTAGTATTGAAAGATAAAACAGTTCCTTATGGTGTAGTTAAAGAGAATCATAATGCACAATGGGTTGAACTTGAGGATAATGGAGTAGTACATAAATACCTTCAAGCAGATGTTGTCCTGTGGGCAGGTAGATATCCAGAACAAGTTCAAAAGGTTATAGATGATGGAATTAACCAAAGCATGGAAATTTCAATTAGTGACTTTACTATTAAAGAAAATGGTAATTTTCAAATAAATTCATTTGAGTATTCTGCACTTTGTTTACTAGGTAAAGATATAGATGAAAATGGTGAAGTAGGTGTTGATAATATTGAACCTTGTTTTGAGCAAGCTTCAGTTATTATAAATAAATATAATTTCAATGAACAATTTAAATCTCAGTTTAATAATTTACTATTTGAGTTTAATAATCAAATTAGTGAATTAATTAATAAACCCCTGAAAGGGGGTGATACAAAAACAATGAAAAATGAAGGAGGTAGTACAAAATTGGATGAAAAGTCGGAATTATTACAAAAATATAATCTAACTTCTGATGTGTTAAATTTTAGCATTGAAGAACTTTCTATTGAACAATTAGAAGAAAAGATTGTGGAACATTTTGCTTTATTGGCTTCTCAAAAACAAGAAGAAATTGCAAATGCTTTAAATGTGGAGAAGTATAGAGACAGATGGGGAGATGAGCGTTCAAAATATTCTTATGTTGATAGCTCAGAGGCAGAAGTATTCGCTTATGATAGACAAGACAATTATAATCTTTATGGTTTTATGTACTCTATGAATGGTGATAGTATTGTAGTTGACTTTGCAACAAAAAAGAGGAAGAAATTTGAAATTGTTGATTTTATTGATGGAGAAATTGTAACTATGTTTAACTTGTTCCCTCAAGAAGCAATTGATTATGCAGTAAGTGACAAAGAGAAAGAACTAACAGAATCATTTTCAAAATCAAACGACATTGATAATGTAAGTGCAATTACAGAAATGACCGAAAAATTCAATATTCTTCAAACAGAAAATATTGAAATTACAGAAAAGTTTACTGCTCTTGAATTAGAGAAAAACACTGTCTCAGAAGAATTTGAAACTCTCAAATCTAAAGTAACAGAATATGAAACAAGTATCTCTACTCTAACAGAACAATTCAACACAATTAAATCAGAAAATGAAACTCTTACTCAATCCAATCAATCTTTAGCAGAATTTAAATCCAACACAGAAATAGCACAACAAGAAGCATTCGAGCAAAATCAAATTCAACTTAAAGCAGAATTAGTAGAAAATTTTTCCAAAGTATTGACTGCTGAAGAAGTTAAATCAATACAAGATAAAGACCTTTCTACTGAAGAAATGGAAAAAGAGTTCAAACTAATTTATGCAGATAAAGATTTACAAGTAAAATTTAATAAAAAACCTAAGAAAGTAGAAACAGAAATTCCAATAAATAGTTTTACT